ACTCTGTTTATGGGTCAAGTGATTTAAACAACATGGTAATGCAAGGAAAAATAGGAAACTTAAAGGTAACTACGACATGACATTGACTGAATTAAAAACACTAATAAAAGATTATCTGCAAAATTCTGAGACTACTTTTGTTAATGATTTAAACCAAATTATTAAACAGGCAGAAGACCGCATTTTAAACTCCGTCCAATTGCCTGTATTTAGAAAAAACCAAACAGGTAGTACCTCTGCCGATAATCAGTATTTATCTATTCCATCAGATTTTCTTGCCAATTATTCATTATCTGTAACAGACAGTAGTGGCAACCAACAGTTTTTATTGAATAAGGATGTTAACTGGATAAGAGAGACTTATCCTTCGCCAACAGCTACAGGAAGCGGTTCTTTTCCTAAGTATTATGCGATATTTAGCGATGATTATTTTATTATGTCTCCCACACCAGGAGCCGCTTTTACCGCAGAAATACATTATTTTTATAAGCCTGCATCAATAACGGCAGGGGCGACAGGCGGTACAACGTGGCTTTCTACTAATGCAGAATCTGCATTATTGTATGGAAGTTTGGTTGAGTCTTATACCTTTATGAAAGGAGAACCAGATTTAATGGCACTGTATCGTGAACGCTATGATGAATCTATTGCACGGTTAAAAGTCTTAGGAGACGGAAGAGACAGAAAAGATGCCTACAGGGGTGGACAATTGAGAATGCCTGTCATGAGTTAACTTTAAAAGGAGCAGATATGTTGGAAAAACCAATACCCGAATTAGAGGGAAAAAAGATAGCCTTAGTGGCTATGGGTAACAGTCAGTTAGACTACCATTTAGCTATTACGCACAGCGAAAAGTTTGATGAGGTTTGGGCGATAAATGCTATGTGTGGAGTAATTCCTAATCCAGACAGAGTTTTTGTACTTGATCCGCCTTCAAGATTTTTTGAAACTGATGATGCAGGCGACATGACCGAGTTAATGACAGAGGTATTACCAACATTGGAATGTCCTGTTTATACTTGTGAATTAGATAAGCGAGTGCCTTCCGCAGAGCTTTACCCATTAGAGCCTTTAATACAAGATGCACAATGTGCGTATCTAAATAATACAGTGGCTTATGCGATAGCTTTTGCTTATTGGAACAGGGTAGGTGGTTTAAATATTTTTGGAGCAGATTTTACTTATAAGTCTAATTTATATTTTGCTGAAATGGGCAGGGGTTGTTGTGAGTTTTGGTGTGCTAAATGTATGGAGCGAGGCATAGAGGTTTCGATAGCTGTCCGTTCTAATTTGTTAGATGCGAATATAGATGCTAAAGATAAACTTTATGGCTACCATCGTTTAAATGATCCAATAGTTAGTTATCAACAAGAAGGTGAAATGAAGGTAATTAAATGGTCAGAGGTTTTGGATAAGGGCATGATGCCTGTTGGTGTCTCGGACAGAAACGATAATCCGTTGGTGTGGTTAGATAGAAAGAATACACCAATGGTTCCTAGTTCTAATGATCCAGTTGAACCAAAGGAGTATTGATGGAAACTGAGAAATTTGAAACTTCATTAGGTGATTTAGGAGTAAAAACAACGAATTACAGAGGTCACTCTATTGAAGAAGTGGCTCAAATGGCTACAGATAAATTGATTTCTGTAAGTGATACAGCACCTGAACCCATAAGAACGCAGGCTCGTGCGTTCAGGGAATTGTGTCAAAAGGTGATTAAATACTATATGCAAGAAGCGATTAATAATCATATATGCACAGTATGTAATCAATTGGAAAAACAAGGTCAAAAAGACCTAGCTAATATTATTAGGAGACTATAATGGCAATAACTCAAGCGATGTGTACGTCTTTCAAAAAAGAATTGATGACAGCAACACATAATTTTGCGACAAACGGTAATACGTTTAATTTGGCTTTATATAC